CAGCCCCATTTCAGCCAGAGAAGGAAAAATTCCCTGCTGGATGCTGAGGCCGGATATTTGGAAGGCTCCCAAAAAAGAAAGCCTAGGTGAATAATTATGGAAAGAAATGTTCTTTTGCAAGGGTCAACTTTTGCCGTGTCCATCAGCATCCAGTATTTGCCCAGCATCGACCGGGCCATCCATTCGATTCAGGACGCTGACGCTTGTCTCCTGGGTGCGCGGGCGCACGAGGGCTCAAGTGCGGCCATGGGCTATTACCGCGAGGTGGCGGGCTGCCTTTACCGTTTCCGCTCAGGCCAAAAATGAACGCCGAGATCCAGGACATCAAGGCCCGTATTGCGGCCCATAAGGCCACACGCCCAGACGTGCTCAAAGCCCTGCACCCAGACGCGCCCAAAGCCTTGCGCTCGGCCTACCGGGAATGGTCAAAAAGCCATGAACTCCTGCAAAACGAACTGGCGCGGGCGGAATGGCGCGAACGAAGCCACTGGCGAGGTCAGGGCGGCGAGATCATTCAGCCCTTGGGATGGCAAAGCACGGGTGAACTGCTGAGCCCCAAGCAAGGGCTTGAACCCAACACAGAAATATCGACCAATGGTCGGCGGCTCATGGGTATTTTGGAGCAGCTTGCCCGGCTTCATGAGGTGCTGCGGGAACTCCAGGAACATGACAAGAAAAGTCCCGAATGGCGGGCCATCCGGGATCAGGCCGTCAGGATCCGCATGGGCGTGGTCAGGGGAATCGCCCAGGAAGAGCTGCTTCTGGAAATTCCGGATGTGCCCTTACCACCAAAAAAGAAGAGAGTGTGAGATGGCCAGGATAAGAAGCATCAAACCTGAATTTTGGAGCCATCCCGTCATCGGAAAGCTTGACGATGCAAGTAAATGCTTGGCGTTGGCGCTGCTTTGTCTTGGGGACGATGAGGGGTATTTCTACGCTGACCCGGCGTTGGTTCGGAATTTTGCGCGACCTTTCGACGATGATTCGTCGAGCACTCGTCGAGCCCTCGACACCCTGTCGATTTCAGGGTGGATTGAACTCGCCGAACATCCCACCCATGGCCTGATTGGGAGAATCATCAATTTTGAGCGTCATCAAGTCATTGATCGAAAAAGACCCAGCAAAATCAAGGGATATTTTGACTCGACGAGTCCTCGACGAGTCCTCGACGAGTCCTCGTGCCAGGAACAGGGAACAGGGAACAGGGAACAGGGAGTACAACATCAACTACATCCATTTTTCGCGGAGGCTCCCAGGGCTACCGCCCCGGACCCCGTTTCGCCTGGCAAGCAGGCGGTGGATGTGGACGTGGTAGAACTCAGGGAGGAACCAAAGCCAAAGGCGAAGCCCAAACGCAAACGGAACCCCAAGCTTGAGATTGCGATCCTGAATTTCAGCGAGGCCCAGCAAGCGGCCTGGGATCGCGTACAAGCCGCCTATCCGGCCAAAGGCTGGAACTACTCCACCCGAAGCGCGCAACCCCGCAAAACGAATCTGGCGCTTGCTGCTGAGCGGTTCAAAACCATCTGCGAAGAAGCTCCCATCCAAACGGCTGACGGGCCGCTCTCGCCCGATGACCTGGCTAACGCAACCCTGGCCTGGATCGCCCAGCGCCAAAAGGAAGCCGGACAAGGGGGCATCCCCAACGTGCCTTGCATCGAGAACTTTTTCAGCTCTGACGCGGTTTCAAAAAAGCACTGGCAGACAGCCCTGATTGAGTTTTTCGGGATCTCGCCATGATGAGCGCCCAGGAGCACAACGACGAACGCGCTGCCCAATACGCCCAGCCCGACCCCAAGCGCCGGGAAATCAACGGGCGAACCTGGTCGCGAACTCTGCCCATCCGCTGCCCCATCTGCAGAAACGTCTTTTTCGCCTGGGAGTTGGCCGGGAAAGACCACTGGGAAAACCCCATGGTTGCCCCTGCGGGCTCGGATCACCGGGAAGTGTGCGGCCATCCCCTGTGCCGAGAGGCCGAACAAAAGCGCGTGCTCCAGCTCCAACCCGGCTACCAGGCCGCCCGATCCAGGGGCCATGCCGAACCTCAAGACAAACCCAAACCCTCAGGACTTGCGAGGCTGAAATGAAAACCTACCGCAACAAAGCCCTGCTTCAGGTCGCCAAGGAAGCCCCGTGCTGCATGATCTGCCACGCCCCCAATGTGGGCCAGGTGGTGGCTTGCCACAGCAACGCCATCAGACACGGCAAGGGCACGGGCCACAAAGCCCATGACCTTCCGGCCTACCTCTGCGACCGCTGCCACGCCGAGATTGACGGTCGTGCCGGGGACTGGACACGCGCCGAAAAGGATCTTCGGTTTTTCGAGGCGGTGTATGAGTCCGTCTTGTGGCTGCTGAGCACGGAACGGCTGAGGATCTGCTAAATGCACAGAATCTTTATCCTCAGAGAAGAAAAAAACGCCAAAGCCCTTTACGCGTTCTTGAAGGCCAATTGGAGACGTTTGGCAGACGAAGGGCACCCCATGGTGCTCGAAGTGCGAAAGAGGGGCGTACAGCGCAGTTCTGCGCAAAACAGACGGTATTGGAAAACGATTCACGAGATCGCAGATCAGGCTTGGGTGGATGGTCGGCAGTTCAGCCCGGAAATTTGGCATGAAGCAGCCAAGCGGGAATTCCTCCCGCTGGTGGATCTGCCCCTGGGGGGCACGGTGACAACCTCCACCACGGCGCTAAATGACGCGGAATTTACGGAATACATGCAAAAGGTGGACGCTTGGGCGACTGGAACGCTCGGCGTGATTTTTGAGGAAGAAGGGTGGTAAATGGCTAGGCCATCAAAGCTTACAGAAAAGCAATGGGCAGAGATCGGGAGGCGCTTAACCAAGGGCGAAAAAGTTCGAAGTCTGGCCAAGGAGTTTGGTGTTTCTCACACCATCATTTCCGACCGGTTTTCCGACCGGTTGGAAACTATTAAAACACTGGCAAAAAAGGTAGTTAGAGCACAGCAGGAAATGGACGAAACTGAAAAAGCAATAAAAAGCCTTCCCGTTTCCGACCAATGGTCGGTAATGAGCCTAGCTGATGATTTGAAAGCAATTGCATCCAACATGGCTGCGGGTTCGCGCATTGCCTCAGAAAACTACCAGATCCTCCAGGCCAAGCAACGCAAGGCCCTTGATGACCTGTCAGACGACCCGACCCAGGAAGAATTGCGCGTCGTGAAGGACCTATCAGATATTTGCAACCTGACTGCCAAAGTGCCCGTGGCCCTCCTGACGGTCAAGCAGCAAGCCCAAGGCCAGGCCGAACCCAGAGCCGTCAAGGTCATCACGGGGGTGGATCGTGGATAACGAACTCACGATTGATCTGGGTTATCACCCTCGGCCCTGGCAGCGCCTTGTGCATCAAAGCCGAAAGCGTTTTTCGGTGCTGGCCCTCCATCGTCGGGCCGGAAAAACGGAATGCGCGATCATGGAACTTTTGGATGCCGCGCTTCGCTGTGAATTGCCCTTGGGGCATTACGTCTATCTGGCGCCCTACCTCAAGCAGGCCAAGGCGGTGGCGTGGTCGCGGCTAAAGTTCTACGCCAGGCAGATTCCAGGTTTTGAGGTTTCTGAGTCCGAGCTTTGGGTGAGGTTCGAGAGCAATGGCGCCCGAATTCAGATTGTGGGCGGTGATAACCCGGATGGGCTGCGCGGTCTGCGGCTCGATGGGTGCGTTCTTGACGAAGTGGCAAACATAAGGCCCGAAGTGTGGAATGAAATCATCCAGCCGGCCTTGTCAGATCGTAAAGGTTGGGCGCTTTTCATTGGCACGCCTCACGGGATCAATCTGTTTTCTGAAATCTTCTTCCGGGCTATGACCTTGCCCGATTGGTATGCCGCTGTATTTGGTGTTTACGATACAGACGCCCTTGACCCTGAAGAAGTGGCGCGCCTCAAGCGGGATATGCCCGAAAATGAATTTAGGCGTGAAATGTTGTGCGACTTTTCGGCGGCTGCTGAGGATCAGCTTATTTCCATTTCCCTGGCGGAAGAAGCCGCACAGCGCAAACTACGGCCAGACCAATACCACTACGCGGCCCGCATCATTGGCGTGGACGTGGCGCGTTTTGGCGATGACCGATCAGTCATCGTCAAGCGCCAGGGGCTTGCCTGCCATGAGCCCCTTGTGTTTCAAGGCTTGGACAACATGGCTTTTGCCTCCCGCGTGGCCCAGGAGATCAGTGATTGGGGGCCGGATGGCGTGTTTATCGATATCGGAAACGGTTCGGGTGTGGTGGATCGCCTGCGGCAGCTCGGTTTTTCGGTGACAGAGGTAAATTTTGGTGGCAAGGCCAGTCAAGGCCAATACGTCAATAAGCGAACGGAAATGTATTGGCTGCTCAAAGAATGGCTCGAAAGCGGGGGCATGATCCCCAATAGCCAGGAATTGAAACAGGATCTTGCTTCGCCTACCTACCACTTCAACGCCTCGAACCAGGTGGTGCTGGAGTCGAAAGACCAGCTCAAAAAGCGGCTGCTGCGTTCCCCGGATCTTTCTGACGCGCTGTGTCTGACCTTTGCCAGTCCCGTGGCGCCACGGGTGCAGGATCGCCACCAGCGCGGCACGGGCAAAGCTGAAACCGAATACGATCCTTTTGGACGTGATTGATGGCGCCGCGCTGGATCTCCACCGGTGAGGCCGCCCAAATGTTGGGCTATTCACGGACCCAATTCTGGCGGAAATTCAGGGACAAAATACCCCATATCCGTATTGGTTCCGGCAATTACAGATGGAGCCAGGGGGCCATTGAGGCGCTGATTCGGCGAAGTGAGGGCGTGATCAATGGCATTTAGGGAAAGGTCGCACTTGCAAAAGATCGGCCATCTTGGGATGATCTCTGAATCAAACAACAAAAGCCCTGCACGAATGCAAGGCTAATCGTTAGGAGTTATCCCGCCGTCCCCACGGCGTAAGACCTGCAAACATCCACTTAAGACATCCAGCGCAAGTCGTAGGGCGTAACTCCTGGCCCTTAGATTAACGAACTGCTTCTTGAATTGCAATTCGACGCTTGGTGTTTTCCCAGAGATTGTCGGAATTGTCACATTCAACCCAAACCCAAAAAACTCGAACCGCGTCCAAAGCATCCAAGGCCCTTGCCAAATGGGCGGAACTGCAAGCGAACCGGATGAAACCCCTGATCATGATCCCTCACCGGCTGGCTAAGCTGGTGGGGTGTCACCCTAACACCATCTACCGGGCTCTCGATGCCTGGGTGGCCCAGGGCAATGTGGTCATTCACACGCCTGGGAATCGATCCAAGAGGAAAGCCATAGAGCTAAGACTGACGGGGCTTTGGCGCAAAATGTTGGACGTAGAAAAGAATATAAAGAAATTAAGTACAACAAAACCCAGACCATTGAGTGGTTTATGGGATTCCACGATAAATTCACAGCCTAAAGTGAGTGACAAAGTTCACACGAACCCACAAGAGGCCTTGATCCAGCAGCACATGGAAGCTTTTGGATGCAGCAAATGGGGGATCCTGAATGCGTTGAAAACCCTGCGGATTCAAGAGCGCATGTGTAAGGCATTGAAAGACTTACGCTCTGTCCTGGGATATCTGGACAAAAAGCCGGATTGGCTGGATCCCAAAAAATTGCCAGGATTGATTTACGCGGTGGTGACTGATCCCGGGCGGGCACGGGCCTTGCGTCGGCAGCAGGCATGGACGATCTTGAGGGAGCGGCGAATGATACGGAAGAACATGTTCCCGAAACCAAATTCGGGAACATCAAGGAAACAAACGAATGAAAGGTGTTAGGCCATGACGACCGAAGGAGAGAGTCAAGAAGTCGCGGCAGCGTCCGAGATGAGCGACGGGTTAGGCGTGATAGCGGAAGACACGATGAAAGATCTTTTATTCTCGCTAGCATGGCTCGACTGCTCCGCTTATCACAGCAGCAACGTTAATTCGATTTTGGCTAGAGCATTTCCAGGGGTTGATTTTAAATCGTCCCTCAACGATTTTGTCCGCTGCAAAAATATGCCGCCCGGTAAGGGCTGCCCGCGATAAATGCCTAACGTCCCGAGTTAACCCGGCGTGCGAAGCACGTCCGGCGACCGAAGGGAGCGTAGGTTGAACGACTGGTTAGGTTTCACGGGGGACAGTATGAACTACCTAGAGTTTTTAGAACATAGTTTTGATGTTGAGAAGAAGATGGGCGAGTGCCCACCAGAAAGCCGTCTTGAATACTTGTCGGAATACGTTTTCAATTTCACCACTTACGATTCAGACATAAGTGTGCTTTTCGCCGCCAAAGCCGTTGAAGTTTGTGCCGCCATAAACAACGGAAAAACATTTGACTACATCAAGGACCCCGAAAGCTACAAGTGGTATCTATTGATGTGCAACATGCCCTTCTTTGCTGACCGATTGGAGTGGGGAACATCGATTCGTGGCGCTTGGTGGGGTGCGCATCCAGGGAGACAAATCGAATTTCAAAGCTGTGGTCTTTGGATGGGCGAAAACCAATGCTCCGACACGATGAAATTTGGGCGCGAAGACTGGATGTTGTTTATCGCAGCGGTGATTACATTCGCTGCGGGAAGTGAAACCTAACGCCCCAAGCTAACCGGCGCATGGGCTCCGGACAAATCAAAAACCAGAAACCGGCACGCCCATGCGTCCGGTTGAGCGCGAGGTTAGGCCATGCGAATATCATCAATTGAACAACATGCAATAAAACACGTTCTTGAGATCGGCGCCAGGCATGGTTATGGAAACATGATCGGCCATTTGCAGACTGCATGGATGAGGATGCTCATCAAAAGTGGTTTATCAGAAGATGCAGCGCGGGAGGCCGCCAATGGATTTCATGCGTATCCTATTGCGATGCAAAACGATCTTGTTGAGCGTGGTTTTTGGGATGAAAGCGGCGATTCATATAATGCCTAACGCCCGGACGTAACCGGCGCAACCGCCAGCCGGACCTACGAGGGATACGAGAAATCAGGACGCGCGGTGGGGACGATCCAAAGCGGCGGTTGCGTCCGAGTTGAGGGAAAGGTTAGGCCGGGATATGACAGAGCAAAAATTGAAGGCCGCCGAATTTGAGGCCAAAAGGTTTTTGGAGCGTGTGAATGAACTTCGAAAAGCTAACAGTCAGCAGCCATGGACAAACCCCAAGGAGCGTGGAGCTGTTCGCAGGGCGAGCATGGATTTGACGAGAGCCCTCGCTGAATTGCGGCGATACGCCTAACGCCCCAAGCTAACCGGCGCATGGGCATCCGGACAAATCAAAAACCAGAAACCGGCACGCCCATGCGTCCGGTTGAGCGCGAGGTTAGGCCATGACAGACGAGAACAACAACATACAAGAAACAAAAATCACTTCGCCGTGGTTGAACACGGAACAGGCGGCGGATTACTTGGGAACCACTAGATCCACATTGGCCGACTATAGAACCAAAAAAAATGGGCCTCCATACTACAAAGTGGGCGGCATCATTCGATATAAGCAGGCCGATCTTGATGCGTGGATTGAATGTGGCCGTGTCCAATGCGGGTGATGCCTAACGAACAGGGCTTAACCGGCGCAACCGCAGGTTGCGTCCAGCGAACGAAGTGAGCGGGGTTGAAGCCCCGGTTAGGCAGCGAACCAAAACGATGGAGAAGAACATGCTAGGACGCCCGATTCCAGAACCAATCATCACCGACCAACCAGCGTGGTTCATCCTTTACGATGGACTGTCGCCGGATGGCAGAGGACAGCCGCAATTCTGCGGGAGGACTACCAGTGTCCGAATTGCCAAGGCGCATTTCATCAAGTGCAACGCCGACCCCTACTGCACTGGGAAAGTCCAGGTTGTGACCGACCGAGAGGAAGGCTACATCTGGCGAGTTGAGGACTTCGATCAGTTCCAACGAGCGGTCTAACGCCCGAGTTGACCCGGCGCGCGTAGCGCGTCCGGTGAGCGAAGCGAACGAAGGTCCAACGACGGGTTAGACGCATAATTGGGAGTGAGTTATGAATGTGGTAATTCGGGATAAACTCTGCCTATGTTGCGGGGCTAAAAATGCAAGACTGTATCGCAAAAAAGATGGGCGGTTTTACAGCGCCTGCCAGCAGTGTTCTGATCGGTGCGCCGGGTGCGTTCAAGTCATTTCTGAATGCACAGAAAGCGATTGGAGCGAATTAATGGCAGCGAATGGGGCATTGTTTCCTGGATTGGTGTGACGTTGCGCCTAACGCCCCAAGCTAACCGGCGCATGGGCTCCGGACAAATCAAAAACCAGAAACCGGCACGCCCATGCGTCCGGTTGAGCGCGAGGTTAGGCCATGGATGATTGGGACATTAGGAACCACCCTGAATGGAAGAAATTGGAAACCGAAAAAGCCGACTGGAAACGCTGGTGTTTCCAGCGTGACGAGCAAGTAAAATTGGCGATGGAAGCACTCGAAGAGATTGCTGTTACACCTGACAGCATCACGGGAGCCGAGAACGCCAGAGTAACCGCTACCAACGCTATCGAGGTGATTCGGGCGACAGTCGCCTAACGCCTGAGTTAAGCGGCGGGCGGGCGGTAGCCCGAACGTCCGCTTGAACGACGGGTTAGACCGTGAGCCGAGAGGATGGACATGAAAATCATCGAAGAATCCGAAGTGAGAAAAATGGTCCGCGAAGCCTGCAAGGAGCATGGATCGCTAAGGGCATTCTCCGCTCATCTTGGGGTTTCGGCTGCATTCGTATCAGACATCGCGAGGGGCAACCGTGAGCCATCTGGGAAGGTGCTTGAATACCTTGGACTGAAAAAGGAGGTTCGGCGCGTGGTCATTTTCTTCAAAGCAGATCGAGCGGTCTAACTTTAAATTAGGCGGCACACAATTCTGCCGCCTATCACCGCCCGGAATCATGTAATCCTTGAAAATCCCGTAGGCCTACGAAACCCAAACCCAACCTAATTTTTCCGGCGAACCCATGGACTCAGTTGCTCAGCCCTCCCACTATCAGGGGTCAGTCGAATGCATTGACGCCATTCGGGCCGCGCTGGGTGACGTGATGTTCATCGGCTACTGCCGGGGCAACGCCATCAAATACCTCTACCGTGCAGGCAAAAAGGGCAACGCCCTGGAGGATATCCAAAAGGCCAAGACCTATTTGGCGTTTGCAGAAAATGCTTACCTGGGCCGGGATCTTCGGCCCGCGCTGGATGGGGTAGCTGATCTGATCGAGTCCATCCAGGCGTGGCAGCGGGAGACCTTCCCCTGGATGAGCGATGGGGATTATTTCGCCAAATTCACGGAAGAATATAAAGAAATCTGGATGGCCATGAGCACGGGGGAGGATGTGTCGGGCGAGCTGGCCGATAACCTGATTTGCCTGTTTGGCCTGGCAGATCGGGCAGGCGTTGATGTGCTGGCGGCCCTAAAGGCGAAGCATGAGATCAATCAAAGCCGGGAATGGGAAGTGCAAGTGGATGGCGTGTCACGGCACAAATAGGGTATAGAATCGTTTCATGATCCACCCTCTCGTGGATTAAAAAAAAGGCCCGGCCAAGCGCGACACTTGCCGGGCCGAATTGTATTAAGCAACACGGAAAAGGCTCCCACTCGGGAGCCTTTTTGTTTTCTGGAGAGCCAGACCATGCCGCAGAGCCTGACGGTAAAACCTCGCATTCAGGCTATCACATCCCGGGCCGCTCACCAAAATGAGTGCAAAGGGTTCCATGGTTTCAATCGGTTCAATGGGTTCTTTGAGTGCATTAAGTGCTAAGGGTTCAATGGGTTCCATATCCCATTGCCTGCTTATCCCTGCGGCCCGACCCTCGCAATATGCACATCCGTTACTCGCAGTCCACGGGCGACCTTCACCTGATTGAAGGTGAAACGTCCACCCTTTTGGGGCGCGGCTGGGCGGGTCGGCATGAGGGCAAAAACAATCCCGACATGGATCACCTGAAAAACTATGGCCCCTTGCCTCGGGGCTGGTATCGCATGGGGACGCCCTTCAATCATCCCAAAGTCGGACTGTATTCCATCCGCCTGCATCCCCTGCCTGAGACAGACATGAAAGGCCGGGACGGATTTTTAATTCATGGGCCTTCCAACAGCCCCAAGAAATTCGGCCACGAGTCTGAGGGCTGCATCATCGCCTATCGGGTGCTGAGAGAAAAAATCGTTTCGACGGGGGCGGTTCGCCTGGAGGTGGTGCGATGACGGGTCTGTTAAAAGACTGGCGTGAGCATTGGTCTTGGGGGCGATTTTGCTCGGCTGTGGCGCTGGTCGTGGCCATCGTTGGGCAATTCACGGGGCGCATGGACGCCGGGCAATTGGCCCTTTGGTTGGGTGTGGCGTTGGGCTCCTACTCAGCCAGCAAGGCCACTGAAGTGCTCACCATCCGGGGGTATGAATGAAAACCCTTTGGGCGTTGACTGCGCTGGCTGCGGGCCTTGGCTTTGTGGCTGGCATCGTCATGATGAACTGGATCGACCGTCACGAAATCCATGACGCCATTGATGAAGCGTCAAAGCATCAGACGCGCCGGGAAGCTATTGCGGACAAAGCCAGAGTGCTCGATATCGATGCAGATCGCTTTGAAAAAGTGAGCCAAGGCCATGCCCGTGAGGTCTTTCGCCTTCGGGAAAAGCTGAACGTCACCCAAGCACGGATGGCCATGGTTACGCGGCCCGTCCCTACGGACGGAAAGCCGCAGATTGAGGCGCTTGAACGGCAAATTCAGGAAGTATCTGTCTTGGTCACAGACCAAAAGGCCTTGATCCAAGCCCAGGATGCGAGCATTCAGGGGCTAGAGTCCCAAGTGATCGCCATTACAGCGGCTCGGGATGCCTGGAAACGATCAGCCGATGAAGGCGCGCGCGAGGCGTTAAACCTTCGCGCTGCGCTGGCCCAGCAACAGGGCCTTGCCAAGTCCGCGCTTTGGCGTGGCCGGATCCAGGGTTTTGCCCTTGGCATTGTCGCCGGTGGTTCAAGTGGCTATGTGGCCGGGAGGTTTTAACGTGTCCTGGCTTCAGGTGGCTGCCCTGGTTCTGTCTGTCTGCATTGCCCTGGTGGGCGCGTTTTGGGCGCTGTTTCGTCCGCTCATCTGTTCGCTCATTGAGGCGTCCGTGGTGCTTCCGCTCTCCAAGCTTGAGAATGAAGTCAAAAAAACCAATGAGATGCACTCCGCCCAGATTCGCCATTTGGAACTGGAAATGGCGCGAACCATTTGCCTTTTGGAAGCCAAGGGCTGCCTGAAGTCTGACCATTGTGAGGTTGAAAAATAATGTGTTTCTCAATCCCCAAAGCCCCCCCCATTCCGCCTGCCATCCCTCAGCCCACGGAACAAGACCAGGCGGTGGTTGACGCCATGGATAGAGAACGCCGCAAACGGGCGGCCCAGGCCGGCATGGCCTCGACACTCTTAACGGGCGGCCAGGGGCTAACCACGCCCGCACCCACCCAACAAAAAACCCTTCTGGGCCAATGACATGGCTGACTTCGACCGCGAATATTTTTCCCGTCGCCTCGCCGCGCTAAAAACGGCGCGACAGAGCTATGAAACTCAGTGGCGGGATATCGAGACCTACATTCTTCCATCGTCAACGGAATTCCAGCTTTCGGAGACCAATGACGGGCGGCGGAAAAACCAAAGCATCTACAACGACACGGCGACCGATAGCGTCCGAACTTTGAGCAGCGGAATGATGGGCGGGCTCACCTCTCCCGCTCGGCCCTGGTTTTCCATTCGAACTTCAAGCCCGGAACGAAACAAGATGAAGGCGGTTTCCGTCTGGCTGGAAACGGTCACGAAAAACATGCACGCGCTGTTTCAGCGGTCGAACCTTTATCAGGTTCTGCCTCAGGCCTACGAAGAACTGGGTTGTTTTGGAACAACGGCCTTTCTGGCGCTGGACGATGACGAGAGCGTGGTGAGGTTTTACCAGTGCCCTATCGGGAGTTATTACCTATCCACGAATCACCGTGGGGCCATCGACACATTTGCCCGTGAATTCCAGATGACCGCCCGGCAGATGGTGGACAAGTTTGGGGAAGAAACCGTCAGCAAAAGCGTCAAGAGTGCGGCCAGAAACACTGAGGATGCCTGGTTTTCGGTCACGCATTTCATTGAACCCAATCCCGATCATGACCCGAAAAAGCCCTTCAAGAAGGCCAAGGCCTTCAGGTCGGTTTACTTTGAGCCCGGCGAACACGCGCCCCTGGTGGTGGAAGGCTTTGATGAATTCCCTGTCATTGCGGCCCGGTGGATCGTGCGCGGCCAGGGGATCTATGGCGTGCGCTGTCCGGGCATCCAGTGCCTGGGCGATGTAAAGGCCCTTCAGCTTGGGGAAAAGCGCGGATGGAAGGCCATTGATAAATTGGTTGATCCGCCGATGACGGGGCCAACAAGCCTGAAAACGCAAAAGGTCAGCCTGCTTCCGGGTGATGTCACCTATGTGGACGTGACCCAAGGGCAACAGGGTTTCCGTCCGGTTTACGAAATCCGGCCCAATATCGTCGAACTCGATCAAAAGATGTACCGCATCGAGCAGCGGATCAGGCGCGCCTTTTACGCCGATCTGTTCCTGATGATCTCCAGCTTGGATAATGCCCAAACCACGGCCACGGAGATCAACGCCCGGCGCGAAGAAAAAATGCTGATGCTGGGGCCGGTGCTCGAGCGGCTGAATGATGAGGCCTTTGATCCGCTCATCAAGCGCACCTTTGGAATTATGCTCCGCAAGTCTGAGCTGCTATGGGGAACCGACCGGGAAGACCAGGCGCTCATTCCGCCCCCTCCAGAAGAACTCGGTGGCGGAGAACTCATCATCGAATACGTCTCGATTCTGGCCCAAGCCCAAAAGCTCATTGGCTCGGCCAATCTTGAAAAACTTACGGGCTTTGTGGGCAACCTCATGGGCGCCTTTCCTGAGGCCGCGGATAAATACGACGTGGACGCGGCCATTGACGAATACGCGGCCATGGTTGGGGCTCCCTCTCGGACGATCAGGGACAAGGAAAGCGTGGACGCCATCCGCGCTCAGCGCCAGCAAGCCCAAGAGGCGCAGGCGCAAATGCAAATGGTTCAGCAGCAGGCCGCCACGGCCAAGGATTTGGGAGCCACGCCCATCACTGAGGACACGGCCCTGGGCGCGATGCTCGGGCGCATGGGTCTGCCTCCCACGGGAGGAATTCAATGATCAACGCCGCCAACGCGAAAAGCATCAAGGCCAAAAATCGCCGCGAACGCCGGGCGGCTGAACGCCATCTTGCGGATATCCGCTGGGTGATGAGCGCGCCAGAAGGTCGGCGCTTTGTCTGGTCGCTCCTGACTTCCATAAATGAAACCAGTTTTGATGTGAATCCTCAGCTCTCGGCCCTGAAAGAAGGGATCCGCAATAAGGAACTGAAGATTCAGGCTGAAGTGCTTTATTCCTGCCCGGATCTTTATCTGCTGGCGCAGAAAGAAGCCATGAATCAGCAATCCCTGGAATCCGCCCAGGACAAGGCCCTGGAACTGGAATCCGAAACCCCTGAAAAGGAAGAAGCCGATGACTGAACAAGTCACAGAAACAACCAACGCAACGCCAAGCGCGCCTGCAACGCTGCTTCCGCCTGAATCCGCTCCCTCTGAGGGTGTGACTACGCCCGTGACTACAGACGGAACTGCGGACGGAACCCAGGAAACAAGCCAGCCGGAAACGAAGGAAGTAACCAAGGCCGAATCCAAAGTGCCTGAGGCCTATGACCTCAAGGCGCCCGAAGGTGCGGGCCTGGACGCTGAAGGGCTGAAAGCCTTCGAGCCGATCTTTAAGGAAGTCGGGCTGAGCCAGGAACAAGCCCAAAAGCTGGTCAACCTCTACGGCGAAAAACAGGCGTCTTTCGTGGCGGAACAGAAAGGCATCTGGGAAAAGCAGCAGTCCACCTGGATCGAGGAATTCAAGGCAGACAAGGCTTTTGGTGGAGCCAACACAGACGCGTCTGTCCAAGCTGCAGAAAAGGCCTGGCGGCACTTTGGCACGGCTGAGGATATCCGGCTTGTCCATCAGTTTGGCCTGGCCAATTTTCCGCCCCTCGTAAAAATCCTGGCCCGCGTGGGCAAGGAGATGGGCGAAGGATCGTTTCATACGGGCGCGCCTACGAACACGACGGACAAAGCAAAGCGCATGTTCCCGAACATGAATTAACCAACAA